CAGCATCGAACCCAGGTCGCCGCGCCAGGCACGCCCGGGCGGCAGCAGCCTCACCATTGCCGCCTGATAGTCGGCATCACCAAAGGCGGGCGGCGTCGGTGCGCCACGCAATGGCCCGCTGCCGAACGCCAGCGAGAAGGGAAGTGCGAAAGGTCCGCGTCCGCTCACGTCACGGCGCCTTGAGTTCCGCCGGTGCGGGTGCGGGCCGCTGGGCCGCCATCTGCTGATGCGCCATCTGTGAAAGCTGTTCGGCCAGTGCCTGCCCCTCGGCGTGCGTGCCGCCCGCGGCGAGGAATTGAACGACGTGCTGCATCACGGACGCGGGGACCGTGAACTGTTGAGGCGTCTGCGCCCGCGCGACGAGCGGCGTGGCGAGAAGGGCGGCGAGGATGAGAGCGCGCATTGTCATGGTCCGATCAATCCGTGAGTTGTGAGGGCGGCTTGCAACGACAGGACACGCTCGGCAAGTTGTGCGGTTGTGACGGTGGACGTGGCGAATGCCGTCGAGATATCCGGCGTCCCGGTCATGGCAGTCCAGCCGGTCTGACGGGCACCGACGACCTGATTGCTACCAACCGAGTAAGTCAGCGCCTTCGTGTTGCCGCTGCTATCCACAGCAAAGGTGCTTCCAGTGTTGCCGAAACTTCCAGCAACGAACGGAGCGGAGGTATAAACTGCGCCCGTTCCTTTCGGAGTCAAATTCAACTCAATATTGGTATCCGTGCCAATGGCGGTGATCGCCACTGGCGAAGCGGCAATGCTGGGCGTGAGCGCAACACCGTTAACCGCGCTGGCGATTTGCTGGACCGAAGCCACCGCATGGCCGCCGGCATTGACGAATGTCGCGCCGCCGTCCTGGAATTGCAATCCGATTGAGTTCGCCGCCGTCGCCACAATGCTTGTGATGTTCGGGCCTGCAACATCGCTGCTGTCATACCACTGGATGAGGTGGCCCTTCGCCAGCTTCATCGCGTAGCCGAAGCCTCCGGCCATCGTAATCGACGATGCACCGAACACGATGCCGGTCTGGTAGGGGGCGCCGTTGTTCTTGACCGTAATGGCGGTCGTGGCGTCGGCAACGCCGGTATGCTGACCGCCCGAGGCCAGCCAAAGCCCATCGGTGTCACCGTAGTGGTAAGGTGAACCAGGGGTCGCAGGCGTGCCAGCCGACGCGAAATTCACCGCGTCGATCTCGCGGCCGTAGGTCAGTCCCGACGATCCACCCAATGTCTGCGCCTCATCATAGCCGGCGTAGACGGTAACGTGCCGAGCACTGGTAGCAAATACGTCGTCGTTCATAGCGAAACTAGCGGTGCCGATGGTCGTCTGGAGCGAGCCGTAGCTGTTGCTGAGGTCGGAGGCGCGGGAGGCGGTGGTCAGAGCGATCTGCCCCACATTCGACAGAACAGAGGCGTGCGCACCGGGCACAGGCCATGGGAGTTGGTAGGTCGCCGTTCCAGGAGTCAGCCAATCGGACTGAAACACATGCACGGCCGCTACACCGGCATCTTGTGCAATGTTCAGGTTGTTCGATCCGTCCAGCTTCAAGATGTTCAATGGGGCGTTAGTCGCCGCATTCATCTGCCACAGCGGAGTATTATTCGGCACGACCGCCCACGCCGACATGCCGTTGGCGAATTGCAGATTAAGACCGTAGGCCATATGCCCCCGGCCTTCAATCAACGTTCCCGTTGACGTGATGGTGTTGGTATCAGCCAGGAAGCCTCTCTGGAACTGACCACCACCTGACCATGAACTGTAAATGTTCATGTACACTCCGACATCGCAATTCTTAGGGCTTGTGCCGGCGTAACCACAATCCACGGTTATTCCACTTGCATAATGCGCAGGATCAAAAGTGTTTGTTGGATTGTCGTAGTTGTTCTGTGTGATAGTCTCAATGCCAATCAGGTGTTGATAAGGGGACGTTCCATTGGTCCCCGCCTCGGCCTGCACTCCAGAAGCGTTGGGCGCCATAGCGCTGTTTGCGATAGCCTGGAAGCGGCCTCCTTCAATATACGGCTCATAGCCGCTGCCGGACGGCTGCGCGCCACGGCTCTCGGCCTGTCCGAGAACCCCAGTCATGTGATCTTGCCAATCGCTGCCTGTCATGATCGCGAAAGCGGAGAACGCCGGATTGACCCCGAGCGTGGCGTTCCCGGTGCCGATCTTCTCAACGGACAGCGCTGGGTTGGCGGTATAATCCGGCGACCCAGACGATCCGAGGACGGTTGTCAAAAGTGGGGAATACGGAAGCGCAACGGGGGCGACCGGAGCCAGCCAATTGCCAAGGTTCACAGACGCGCCGGTAAATGTTGCCGAACCATTCACGCCCAACGTGCCTCCGACGCCGACATTTCCGCTCGTTCCAAGGGACGAAAGCGAGGTCGCTCCGGTGACGCCCAGAGTGCCGCTGATCGTCGTGTTACCGAGGCTCCCGCCGGCGCCCAGGCTGGTCACCGAGCATACGAAGTTGCGCAGCACCTGGGGCGTGAGCCCATATTGCGCGGTGTTGTCCGCCATCGCGTTCAGAAGCTGCGCCTTCGTCTGGATCGTGCACCCGGTCTGCGCATGCGCGCCGGCGGCCGCACCGATGGTCAGCAGGAAGGCGACGATGAGTCGACGCATGGCGTGCCTCATGGGTAAGTGACCGTTCCGAGCGTAAACAGCGAGCCAAGCGTGGACGTGATCGGCCACGCCGACGGCGATACGATGGCGAATGTTGGCAGCCCGCCGATGGCAAGCAGCGCCTCCACGCAATCGCTTTGCTCGATCGGCGGCGCTGCCAGCGGCGTGTCAATGGCCAGGAACAGCCCAGCAAGAGCGCCCTCGACCTGCGTTTTTTGCGCGCTTGAAATCAGCGACAAGCCGGAGATGGTGAAATTCTGCGGCTCAGGAATCGGCGCGACGGCATAGACGATCGGCGTCACCGAGCGCAGCGGATAGATGTAATCCGCCACGGCAAGCTGATCGCCAGTCGCTGGCGTCGCCCTGGTCTCCATCGCTGCCGCGCCGTTGCTGCCCTGCGGAAAGCCGCCGAAAGCGATCTCGGCCGCGTCCATCATAAAATAGACCGTGACCGTTCCGATCGCGGAGGCGACGCCACCAGGCGCACACCACGCCCGGGTGACGCCCGTCACCTCCAGCGCCCAGGTCACATAGTCGCCCTGGTTGCCGCCGTGCGGAGGCGCGGCATAGCTTTCGAGCATGCGGGTCCGCATTGGCCCATCCTGCTCGAGATCGGCGCCGCCGGTGATCGGCGTTGTCGCCGCGCCGTTCGGATTGACGCCGGTCACCACGGTGGAGAGCGTCAGCGGCGTGCCGCTATCCGTGTTGCCGTTCGCGCCGGGCTCGTTGGCCACCACGGTGACGCTGACCGTGCCGCCTCCGCCCACCGTCGCATCTACAAGCGTGCTGTACTGCGTGCCGTCCGCCCGCGTGCAGATGGTGTTTGCCGGCAGCACTGTGGGGGGGGTTGTCGCGAGGCCTGACCATTGTCCGGTGCCGCGCGCGTAGGTCGGCGCCTGCCGCAGTACCGGCGTGGGCGCCATCGCCGCCCATGCTTCCAGGTATTCGCCCTCGGCAGTGAAGGGCGTGGCCATTTTGGCGATCCAGTCGAGATAGCCGTAATGGAGGTTCGCCAGGCCGGCCTGTACCCACGCGACAACGCGCAGGAAGGAGCGACGCAGGAAGCCGTCGGCGTTCGGCAGATCGGACGCGGTGACGTCCTGCATCGCCTGGCTGCGCAGCGCGGTCAGATTAGGCCTGGGAAAAGGCATTCGTCAGTGCTCCTGAGCCCAAGCGAAGTCGTAGATGGTCGGCACGCCGCTCGACACGATCGTCACCCGGGCGCCGACTCCACCGCTGCTCGTAAAATAGCCCGTCGCCGACACGGCGGAGGCCACGCCGTCAACGATCATCCAGTGGAGCGCCACCTCGACCTGGTTGGCAAGCCAGTTCAGCGTTTCCTGGTTGCGGATGCGGGCGAAGACCTGCCAGATTTTCGATCCGAAACGGTCGTTCGCGATCGCCGGCAGCGCGGGGTCTTCCAGCGCAGAATAGGTGTCTGCCCACCAGCCGCGGCGATCTGCGGTGTCCGGGACGGTATCGCCAGGGTCTGCCTGCGCGTCGCTGAACAGCGAGATGATCACCGCAGTTTCGAGATCCTTCCCGGTCACCAGGTCGCCATTCGTGCCCATCGCCAGGTCGGCGGTGCCAGTATCCGGGTCCCATATCAGGCTCGCGTCGGCCATTGATCATGTCCCAGGAGTCGGCGGATTGGTCTCAACCTCAGCGTCGCTATGCCCATCGGGGCCCTGAGCGTGCGTGTGGCTGCCCAGATCGACGTGGCCAGGGTTGCCGTAGCCTTGAATAATCCGGCCGGTCACATGCAGGTCGCCGGTGATCGTCATCGGTTGGCCCGCACAATTCACCACCGGCCCGGTGCCGGCGAGCCAGAAAAAAGCGCCCCGGCTATCGTAGAGCGCGGCGTCGCCCGGGCTGAGGTTCTTCAGCCGGTAGGACTGGTGCGCGCTCGCCGTGATGATCGCCTTGGACCGCTGGCCGTCGATGAACGCCACGTGCAGGTCGGCACCAGTCGGCGGACAGGCTGTCATCCCATAGGCGTAGAGCAGCGGCACCGCATCGCGCTTCGAAATGGGGTCAAGCTGCACCTGGACGGTCTGCACCGGCCCGGTGTCGTCCGGCGCCATGGTCGTGCGTGCGATCGCGAACGGCGTGCCGAGCAGTCGCCGCAGCGAGACAATTTCCCGCTCCAGCATAGCGACGCGCTCTTCCAGGTGCCCGCTCATTTCATTGTCCTGGCCGCGGCTGGCCACCGATTGTCGTCGACGGCGGCGTCGGATCCTGTGACCTCGGCGCCGAGGCGGCAATCTCCTGGTCGAACAGGTTCAGCGGGTTCGGCTGCGGCTGAAACGCGTCCGGTGGCATGAGAATGACGTCGGCATGGGTGCCAGACATATCCTTCCGCAGCGTGACGGTGCCGATAATCCACTGCGCGCCCGTGATGTCAGCCGCCGGCGCCTCGATCGGCGCAAGCCAGTTCGGGGTCCACAACTTGCCATCGACGTCGCGCCAGGAGTCGCAGGTCAGCGTCGCGGCCTGGCACCGGCCGAGCCGGCGGGCAAATTCCCAATTCGCCATCGCCTTGCCGAAGTCGTAATCCGGCGTGATCTGCGCCGAGGCTCGGATCAGCGGCCGGTATTCGGTCATGGTCGGATCGTTCACGGTGGCGCGCTGGTTGGCCAGTGGCGCCTGCTCGGAATACGAGTTGATCGCGTAATAGACGACGGTGTAATCGGAATATCGTCCGTCGACCGAACGATCTGCGCCGATTGCCTCGATGTTGCCCGGCATGCTGAACCCGGAAGCCATCGAATTCGTGCCGATGCGGTCGAGCACCAGGTCGCCGTTTTCGTCCTCGTAGACGAGGTAACCGGTATAACGCGCGACCGACTCGATTATCTCATACGGGGTTTCGCCGATGGCCACCTGGAAAGGTCGAATGGCCAGCCCAAGGTCGGTCACCGCGGAGCGCGCCGTGATCTTGAACGCCTTGCAGAGCCGCTGCGCCAGGTCGAGCGTGCTGGTCGCGTTGATCATGCCGCCTTGCAATCCGGGATCTTTGATTATGTCAGCGCTGCAGTCCACCAGGTTTCGCGTGATGCCGCGCCCGGACAGGATGACGGCATGCGCCCGCCCGGAAGCGGTGATGCTGCGCCGGTCAATCCAGCCAGTGATGACCAGGTCGGAACCGATGTAGATTGAGCACGCCTGGCCCGGCCGCGTTCCCGCCATCGCCTCCCGGCTCTGCATGAACTCAGTTGACGCCGTGACCTGCCAGGAATTCGGCATGCTCTCGCACGACCGCGTAATGCTGATCGACTGCCAGCCTTGAAACCGCGTCGAGCCTACTTCGATCGACACCACGTCGGGGTCAAGGTATTCGCTCATGCGGAAAGCGCCTGGAACGCCATCGGGCAGAACGCCGGATGCACTGCGCCGCTCTCGGCGGCGATCTCGTCCGCCCGGCCGGCGTCGCCATACAGTTTCTGTGCGATCACCAGCGATGGAAGGTTGAGCGGAAAGCTGACCGCGACGACCGTCGGCAAGCTGGCGCCGCGCACGGTCATGTCCCGGATCACCGCGGCTCGAAGGCCCTTGAGCGCCATGTAGGTTGCGTCATTGCCAGCGTCGCCGGCGGCAGTGACTGCCAGGCCAAGCGCATCAGCAACAGCCGTCCGCACCGCGGCGGCGTCATCGTAGCTCGCCGGCTGATAAGACGACGACGCCAGCGCCAGGCTGACCGCCACGGCCTGAAGGCAGGCGTCCGTCATCGCGGTTCGCATGACCTGCTGCGCGGCGCCGGTGCCCGTCGTGCTGGTCGGCGGATACGGTACAGAGAAACCGGCCATGCCAAGCAGAACCCGCACCTGGTCGGCCGGATCGGTCATGCCCCCTCGCATTGCCTCTACGATGGCGCTCAGGGCGCCCAGCATGTTGGATGCCCCGGAGTAGCTGGCCGCGACCGAAACGCCAGCGGCACCGGCCTGGGCCAGCGCGGCTCGTTGATTTGCGAGCTTCCCCTGTAGCGCCGCCACGGTCGTGCCGGTCGGCAGGGCGGACCTCGCCGATCCCGCACCGTACCGGCCATAGGTCGTGTCCGAGTTGGGGGGAGAAAGCGCCGCCGCCATGCCGACGATGGCGGTGGGGTCGGTCCCTGCCGCGGTTGTGGTGGCGACGAACGACGACACCACCGAGACGCCGGTGCTGGTCACCTGCGGACCAAGCGCAGCCGCGGGACCGGCAGAGTTGCCCATGTCGGAGTTGCCAGCGCTCAGGACGCTGGACGTGGCCGCAAGCACCGCGATCGCCGTGGCAATGATCGCCGACGGGAAGATGACGTCGCTGTGCTCCATGAATTCGAAGGCCACAGCGATGACGCGCATCCGATCCTTGTGGACCGCCGTTGTCGCCGACATCACGTCGACGTAGACGGCGCCGATCGTGGGGTGGATCAGCAGCCCCGGCCCCTTCCTCTCGATCATCGTGTCGAGCGCCAACTGCATGACCGGGGCAAGATCGCCGATCAGGTAGCCGGTGAAGCTGTACGTCCGAAGCGCGCGCCCCATGTCCTCGGGCCAGCCGCCGTCGCGGAACGGATATTCGTGCACGGCCAGGCGCCGGCCCTTCCTGACATGGGCGCCGACAACCTTGAACGGGACGCCCCGAAAGTAAGCCATCTGGAGCAGGCCCATGAAGCCCGCCAGCGACGTGGGCGGCGCGATGCCGGTGACGTTGGTGAAGCCGCTCACTAGTTGGGTCCGCCCATGTATGCCATGCCGGTGTTGACCCTTGGTGGCGCGGCCGAAGCGGCGCCGGCTGCGGTCGCCGCCGCGGTTGTGCCCGGTGGAGCGTTGTGCAGGTTCACGTCCACGGTGACGTGGCCGCTCACAAACTGCGAAGCCGCGTTGCCGCGGCGCATGTCCTCTCCGGCGCCGCCGGCGGGCACCTCGAATTGTCTGCTGAAGACCGCGCCCGACGTCACTGCATCGTGCGGCGGCATGTGGGCGAGCACGCCCCGCTGCTGCATCTCCTGCCAGGTGAAGTCGAGCTGCTGCTGCTCGGTCGGTTTGTCCGAGCCGGCATAGGCGCGCAGCTTCGTCAGACGATCAAGGTGATACTGGAACAGCCCGTACGACGGGCCGCCGCTATCCTGCGTCAGGTTGTCGGGGTTGAAGTCGCTTTCGGCCGCCGCGTTTGCCAGCACGCCGGCTGTCTGTTCCTCGGTCAAGCCCTTGCCTCGGAAGTAATCATGCATGCGTTGCATGACGCCGGCCCCAGCACTGCCAGGCCGCGGCGCGGAAATTCCGCTTCTCGCGCCGCCACCGCCCGGCAGGTAGTACGAGAACGGCAGGCCGTGGCTCAGAGGGCCGAAGATATAGCGATTGGTGAACCTATCCGCAGCGCCCCCGGCCCCCAGAAATCCCCCCGGCTTTGCCCATCCCGGCGCGCCCTCAGAGGTAGCTCTCGGGTCGGTGTCGCCCGCCAGCGCAAGCGGCATGCCAACCGTCGCGCCGACCATGGTCGCCGTCTCTGCAAGCGTCGCCAAGCCAAGCGCGCGCAGCACCCACAACGACGGGGTTTTCAGCACCAACGCGGCCATCGCGACACTCGCCGCCGCGCCGACCTTCGCATAGGAGTCCGCGATCTTCGGGTTGTCCTCGATGAACTTGGCAACGGCCGAAGCTGTCTTCGTGAAGAAGCCGGACATGGAGTCCCACATCCGGTTGTTCACGCCCTCGACCGCCATGCCAAGTTCGGTCCAGGACGCGTTCATTTTCTTGGCGTTTTCGGACATTTGTCCAGTCATCACGCCGCCGGTCTGCATCGCCTGCTTGCGGAATTCCTCCAACCCGGCCCGTCCGTTTTTCAGCAGCGGCAGCAGGTCCGGCGACATGCCGAGTTGACCCAGGGTGCGCGCCTGCGCATGCGGAGTCATACCCTTGATGGACTCAGCCACGTCGCCGAGGGCCTGATCGGCGTTACGCGCCTCACCATGGAGACCGCGAAAGCTGATCCCAAGCTGGTTCAGCAGCCCGACCTGCGCGCCCGGCTGGTTGAAGTTGGCCGCGGAGAGCGTGTTCTGAAGCCCCTGAAGGCTGCTGTCCATAGCATCTGCTGAACTGCCGGCCAGCCGCGCCGCGCCGCGCAGCGCGCCCAGCCGCTCCACCGGCATGTTCATGGCATACGCGGTTTTGTTGACCGTGTTGCCCATCTGTCCCCACTGGCGCGACAACTCGATCATGCCGGCGATGCTGGCCGCCGAGGTAAGCGTCGCCATCGGGCTGACCATGCGCTCGACCGAGCGCGCGGCGCCGAGCGTCGTGTCGCCGAAGGTCGCCATCCCCTCGGTGATCCGGCGCAGACCCGACGTCTCGCCCAGCTTTGCCAAGCTGCTGCCGCTGGCCTTCGCCGGCTTCTGCAGCTTCGCAATGGACTGGTTGATCTTGGAAAGCGACTCGCTCGCCTGATCCACAAAGCCGATCCGCAAGCTGATGTCTGCGCCGCTACCGGACATTTTCGCGCCTCGCTACCTGCGCCATCAGCTCCGCCCAACGAACCAGCCGGCCAAGCGGCAGGTCCATCGCCCAGCCCACGCCGTGGCCGTAGAACCTGGCCACGCGCGCCGCAAGCATCTCAATCTCGCCGGCGCGCGCCAGCTCGATCAGGACGGCTGCGGAACCGCGGCGGCCGCGGCGGATGCTGCGGCCAAGGCTGCCGCTGCCCGAGCGGTCCGCCAGGCCTCCAAAGGGTCCGGCAGCGGTGCCCCCAGGAAGCTGTCCATGTAGTCGGACATTTGCGTGATCATCCACCAAGGCAGCTTTTTGACCACGTCGTAGGGGACGTGCTCGGCGGAGACGCTCTCGATCAGCCGATGCGTGATGTCGGCGTTCGAAGCGCCCGGGATGGCCATGGCCTTCAGGACATCCTCGCCGCTCGGCGCGCGCAGCGTCACGGTGGCGTAGGTCAGCCCGCCGTCGCCGGAAATCGGCGCTGGCATGGTCCACGTCACCGGCTCAGGCACGGGGGTCCAGGCGATCATGGCTTAGGTCCCCGGCGCCGGCGGCACGCCGCCCGTCTCGACGACGGAGCCGGCCACGCCTTCGAACTTGAAATCGAAGGTCGCGTCGGCGCCGGACACGCCCGGGCGGCCAGTGTACCAGAGGTTGTGCCCCTGGATCTGCTTGCCGTTGGCCAGCTTGACGACGATGGTCGAATTCGACTTCGCGGTGAACGCGGTCACCGAGACGCCGGCGCCGTCGCGGAACTTGCCGCTGATGAACGGCGCAACCGGCCGCTGGGCATAGCCATCGACGCCCGACAAACTGGTCATTGTCTCGTTGGCGAAAGTGGCTGGGTCCCAGACGAACTCGGTGACGGGGAAAGCGGTCCCGTCCACCGTGAAAGCCGTGATGCCGGCCAGCCGCCGATTGATCGGCGTGGACGGCGCGAGAGTGCCGGACATTTATTCACCTTTCGTGTTGCAAGCTCACCAGACCATTTCAGGCCAAACGAGCGCGGTGTTGCTTACGTGGACTGGCGGAACTGAACGAGGATGCCGACGTTGATCACCTGATCGGAGAAGTCGATCGGTAGATACATCAAGACCTGGCCCTTTGTGCCGGGCTGCGCCGTGCAATTCGCCGCAAAGGTCAGCGGGTTCTGGGCGATGAAAATGCTGCACAGGTAGGCATAGATCGCGATGACCGAGCCGAGCATCAGAGCCGGAGTTGTCGCCGGGGAGCCCGGACCGATCGGCGTCCCGTTGCTCACCAGGATCTTCCCTGGCGCGATGAACTGCGAGGTGATCTGTGCCGCGATGTAGCGCGCCGCGTACATCGCCTGGAACATGATGTTCGTGTTCAGGTAGCTGTCGTCCGGCTGGCCGCTGGGGTTCTGCTGGTATGTCGTGATGGTGCGGTCGATCCGGCAGGTCCCGTCGTTGGATACCGTGAACGTGCTCACGCCGTCGAACAGCAGCGTGTTGCGCTCGCCTGGGGTGTCCTGCGATGGCAGTGGTGGCGCCAGCAGGCCAAGCGCCTGGGTGGCGAGGCCTTGGGCCGGGTTGACCTTGATGCGCACCGCGTGCACGGCGCACCAGTCCGCCGCCTCCAGCCAGGCCGGCGTCGGGCTATCGAAGAAGCCAAGGATGCTACTGTGCTGGTCATTGAGCCCGGTGCCGAAGCTGCCGCGCGCGCTGACGGTGCCGCGGTAGGCCCCGAAGGAATGGCCATACTGCATCTGCTCGGCCGACCACCGGCCCGCCTGGTCGCCCAGGAACGCCTTCATGGCGGCGAGCGTCGTGGCGTCGGTGTAGGGCAGGGCGATGAAGTCGAAAAGCTGGACGCCGATGTTCGCCAGCAGGTTGGTCAGCAGCGGGTTGGTTGCGCCGCTGGAGAGCGTGCCGGGAAGCGGGCTGCCGCACGCGCCGGTCACGGGGTTGCTGAAGGCTATGGTCAGGCCGGCCGGCATCACCTCGCCGTTCTGCGCGCCGATATAGGCGCACCGCAGGTCGATGTCGTTCAGCGCCAGGCCTTTGTGGTTGGCGGTGACCGCCAGGACGGCGTCGGTTGCCACCGCGGTGCAGCAGATGCCGACGGCCAAGGCGATCTGCGCCGCTACCTTCGGGCCGGCGACGGCCGCCGTATCGCCGAGAGCGATCGGGACCGGGATCGACACGCCCATGATGTAAAGCGGAATCGTGCCCGCGGCAGTCGCGGTGCCGGTCAACGTGATCGTGCCGTTCGGCACTACGCCCGCGCTGTCGTCGGACAGCGGACCGAGCCACACCTCGCCGAACGGGTCCTGCTTGCGATATGCGGCATACATCAGCGCCAGCATGGAAGTGGCGCCGCACAGCAGGTTCACTTGCGATTGGCTGTACCCCATGACCGGGACGTCCGGCGTCGCGGTGCCGGCGGCGAGGATCTGCCCGATCAGCAGGGCGCGCTGGTTCTGCGTCGCGGTGTTCGCCTGGCTGGCGTCGAACTCGACGTTGACGCCGCTCGGCCGCCACTGCTGCGAGGGGAAGTATTTGAAGCCCAGGGTGCCGCTCATGGCGCTGCTCCTTTCTCGACTGCTGGCCCGGCGGGCGGTTCGGCCAGCACCACGTCGCCGTCGCGCAGACGCCGGAACCAGAACTGCGTGTCCGGCACGACCTGCCCGCCGGGCTCGATCAACCGATTGTCCGGGCCGCGGACCTGAAGCGGCTGGGTTGGATCATCGGGCCGAAGCCCTGGCTTCACGAACATGGCCGCTCCTTCAGATGCTGGCGTGGTTGTCGATGGTGACGGGAATCGGCGTGCCCGAGCCGCCGATCGGCTGAAGCGTGGAAACGACGTCGGTCAGGGCAATCGTGCCGGGCGGCCCGAAGCCTTGATAGACCACGAGATCTAAGGACATGCCGATTTCGCCGATATGCTGCTTGCCCTCGGCGCTGACGGTGGTCTGCGTCTCGATGCCAAGGAACTGCTGAATGGCGCCGACGAATGACGGCGTGAACATCAGCGCATCCTCGATTTGGCCGGCAAGCAGGTCCAGGTCGTCGTATGCCGCCTCCGGGGTCGCGGCTGTCACGCGCCCGACCACCACCAGCGTCATCGTCGTGTTGAACTCCATCATGCCGGGGTAGAGGCTGGCCTTCCGCTCGCGTGGCACCTGGACCATCAGCAGGGGGAACAGCTTCGGGTCGGTCGGCCAGTCGCGCGGCTCATAGACCCGGTTGGCCGCGAGCGTGTTGGCGGCTACCAGCGCTTCGAGCGCCGCAGCCTCCATGCCCTTGCGAGAAATTCCGTCAAGCAGCGGCATCGTCAGCCCCCATATTCGTTCAGCAGCAGCTTCGCGCCGCCGTGGCCATCCGGCCGCACTTCCTTCACGACATATCTGCCGCCGATGAACTTGCCGCCCATGATCGTCAGGGTGTCATTCTGCTCCGGCGGCAGGACGAACTGCGAAAGCTGCACGCCGAGAACCGGCCTGGCTGTCGTGATCGCACCCGGAGAGCCGAGCGAGAACGCCTCCGTGCCATCCTCGCCTTTGCCGAGCGGCGTCAGTTCCAGGTATGCCTCGTCGAAGACGCCGGTGATGGGGAACCAACCGCCGCACGCCTCGTACTGGACCGGATCGCCGAAGCAAGCGATGGTCGGGCCGATCACAAGATTGTCCCAATCGACGGCCATCGGTCACCTCGCCTTGCGAAAGACCGCCCCGGAGCCGAGCCGGTCTAGCTCGGCTTGCGGATTGAAGAGGAAGCCAGCCGCGATGAGGTGCTGGGCCTCGGCAACTGGCAGCGTCAGCAGGGTGCCGGCTCCGCATGTGCGCGGTGGATTGCCGGCCATGACCGTATGTCGCGGCGCCACCGCCACTTGCATGGTAGCGCTGGCGGTTCCGACCGCCAGCTTTTTCGCGTCGATCATGGCACGCTCAGCCGGGCGAGTTGATCATGCTGCCGGCCTCGCCCACCGTCGGACCAGGACCGGGAGCCGGCCGCGGGCCGGCCTGCGGATCCAGCAGGAAGCCCGCTGCGATGAGGTGGAGGGCCTCTTCCTCCGGCAGCTCCACCAGCGTGCCGGGGCCGACCACGCGCGGCTGGGCGCCGCGCGCGCTCCGCGGGTCGCCATGCCCGCCGAGTTGGATGGTGTGGCGCGGCGCAACGGCCGCGCTAACCATCCGAACCTTCTCCACCGCCATCAGGTGTACACGCCCGCGCAGACCGTCGCCGCCAGGCACGCGTTGACACGGGACGGGATGACGATCGGGCTGGACTGCATCATCAGCAGCCGCTGCGGAGGATCGTTCTCAACCCACGTCTTCGGCGCGAACGGCAGCGCCTCGTAGTTGAACGCTGGATCGAGGATCTGCCCGAACGCCCGGGTGCCCATCATGTCCTGGCCGGACATAATCACGGTGCCGTCGGGAATCATCGGCGTCTCGATGTTCGTCACCGGATCGACATACCAGTCGTTGTAGAGCCACAGGTCATATTGGCCCCACTTGCCCTTGTATGCCGCACCGCGCTGGATTGTCGCGCCAGGGTTGACGCTGTTCGGGAAGTCGCCCAGCTTCGGGTAGTAGATCGCGCCCTGCACGCCCTCGGCATTCAGGAACTTGATCCACGGCGTCGTCGTGAAGACGATGTCGGTCACCGCGGCGCCGCTCTGCTTGAGTACCAAGCGCTGCGCTGCCTCGATGGTCTGCACCGGAATGGGGTCGCGACCATCCGGGTTGAAGCCTGCGGTGTAGCCCCATACGCCGTTGCCGGAGAGCGCAACGGTCAGCGAGGGATCGCGGCCGAAGTCTACGACCACGGTCGGGAAGCCGTCGCCGGCGATGGTCACCGTGGCGGTTCCGAGCGCGCTCGCCGCCATCCATTCGAGCCGGCGGGTCAGCACGTCGACCTGGTCCGCCATTTCGAATTCGAGGTTCGCCATTTCGCGCTCGGCGCCGGTCATGTCGCCGCCGATGCGCTCGCCGATCATGCGCCGGACCGGCTTGCGCAGGTCGGGCGCGCGCTTGTCCTTCAGGTAGGCGGGCTTGAAGGTGTTCGTCTGGATGCGCCGCTGCTCGACCAGCTTGCCCTCGACGAGCGGGCTGACAAACGGCGCCATGCGCCGCATGCCAACGTCGACGTCGATCGACACGAATTCGGAATCGCTCGTGACGATGTTGGGGAAAAACTTGTCGAGCAGAAAGCTCTGCGCGCGCTTGAGGTTCGGCACGACCGCGATGAGCGTGTTCGTGTCGTAGACGAAGGCGTTTGGCGCCATGGCCATGGGGGTCTCTCCTGGATAAGCTGATGGCGCTCTTCGCGCCTCCTTGGGTTGCCGTTACGAAGGATCGGTCGCCACGACGGCTCCGGTCTTGAGGAAGATGCCCAGCGGCCGGAGCGCCGTCTTGGCCGCGGCGACGGAGATACCGGGGCCGAACGTCATCGCGTTGGTGTTGAACTCGCCCATCAGGTACACGCCGGCGTTCACCGCCCCGCCGGTCGGGTCGGCATAGTCGGCCAAAATCGCCACCGGGTTCTGGCTACCGTCCAACGCGGCCGCACTGGCCAGGATGTAGGTCCCTGCCCCCACGGCCGCCTGCAGGGCGAACATATCGCCGGCTGCGATGTTGCTGCCCGTGGTGACCGTGAAGTTGATCTGCTGATCGGTGAACGCGGTCCCGACCGTGAACGGCCCGATGTCAACGCCGGTCGGGTCCTCCACATGTCCAACGGTCGCGCTTTCCAGGATCACCATGTACGTCCCGGCCTTGAGCAACGGCCCGGCGGAAATGGAACCGATGCTCTCGGCGCCGGCGTTCGCGGATCCGTCCGCCAGCGTCGTGCTGGAGAGGGTGAACGCCGCCGCGTGCGAGGTGGCGAGCGTCAGCGCATTGCCGGTGCCGATCTTGTTGGCGTTGATCGTCACCACCGCGCCGGACAGCGAGTAGTTCGCCTTCAGCAGGTTGGCGTCGGTCGAGCCGACCAGGAAGTCGATCAGCGCCAGGCAGGTCCCAGCGATGGTCGGCGTCGTCGGGGGCTGACCGCCCGTGCCGGCGCCGCCGATCTGCACCTGATTGCCGCGCGGGTTGGCCGTCACGAAGGTGATGGCCGTGCCAGCGATGGTCAAGGTGTCCAGCGCCGTCGGCACCAGGGCGACGGTAACCGTGCCGGTGGCGAAGGTCTTGCCGGCACTGCTCGCGATGGTGCTCAGGCTGGACTGGCCCAGCAACGAACCGCGCTGCAGCACCGCCGAACCGCCGATCGACACGGTGTCGGTGACGAGCTTGAGGTTGCCGGCGATGAGCTGATCGGGAATGTAGGTTTCGGCGGCAATGCCCGGGGTCTGGGGGTTGTCACCGACGAAGTTGACGGAGAGCGTCATTGGTCTCGTTCCTTGTGAGTTGACCGGGTTGCCGGAGGCGCTCCAGCGCCCCGGCCTTCAGGCGGGAGGGATCAGATTTCGCCGCGGCGCTTGCGGCCGGCCTCGATGACGGCGGCAGCATCGCGCGCGGCCTTCGTCATGGCGCCGGAGCCAGCCGGCGCGCCCGGGTCGCCCTGGCCCACCGGCGGGACCACAACGCCCGCCATGCGCGTCGTCAGCATGCCGCGTGGCGTACTGGCCACGGCCAGGCCGCCGGCGCGCAGCACCTTGACGGCCTGCCCACGCGGCAAGTCGGTGCTGAAGGCCAGCGTCGCCGCCAGGGCGGGGTTTTTGCCGGCGGCCGCATCGGCGAAGATGGCCGAGCAGCGGGCACGCTCGCGAAGGCGGGCGGAGCGGACGCCCTGCTTTTTCTGATCCTCGACGTCGGACTTGTCGTCGCCCTCTTCGTCGCCGTCCGGCTCTTTGTCCCCGGCAGCAGCCGCGGCGGCCGCTTCCTTTTCGGAGTCCTCGGCCTCCTGGGCGCGCTTGGCCTTGTTGGACTTGACCCGAGCCTCGTGCTCTTCCTCGGTCTCGTCGTCCTTTTTCTTGTCTTCCTCGGCAGCCGCGTCCTTGCGCTTCTGCCAGTCCTCGTCCGACTCGTTGGCGAGGCGGGCGCAGGCCTCTTCGTCTTCCTCGGAGCCATTGGCGGCCCTGGTGGGGCCGCGGCCGAGCAGATGGGCGAACGACGCCGCGCCCGCCATCAGGGAATTACGCATCGCGTGTACTCCAGGTTGAAAGGTCAAGCTGCCAGGGATTCCAGCAACTCACGAAACGCCGCGTCTGGCGATAGCACAGCATCGGCAAGCCCCAGGCTGACGCCGGCCTGGCCGAGATAGGTCGCCGCCTCGGTGCTGCGCACGACCGCCGGGGAGATGCCCCGGTTGCGCGCCACCGTCTCGACGAAAAGGTCGCCGAGCGTGTCAACGTCGGCCTGGAAGTTCGCCAGTGCCTCGTCGCTCAGCGGCTTTTCGGCGGCGCCATCGGTCTTGCGGGCGCCGTACTGAATGAAGGTGACCGCCAGGCCGGCCGCGGTAAGGGCCCGCGACCAGTCGACATGGCACATGATGATCCCGACAGACCCAACCGCGCCTGTCCTGGGCACGACGATCCGGTCGGCCGCACTGGCCAGCGCATAAGCCGCCGAATAGGCGACCTCGTTCAGAATGGCGACGATCGGCTTGGTGCCGCGCGCCCGGTGGATCTCGTCCACCAGGTCGAAGACGCCCGCCACCTCGCCGCCCGGGCTGTCAATGTCCAGCACCACCGCGCGCGCCGCGTCGTCTTCCATGGCGCACAGGAACGCTGCCCGGATGGAGTCGTAGCCCGTCATGCCGCTGTAAGGCCTCACGGCCCCCAGCTTCTGCACCAGCATGCCGGTGATCGGGATCACCGCGGCGCCGGCCACAACGTCGTAGCCCATGTCCTGATCCGCATCGCGTCCAGGCCCGGTGAACTCTTCGTCGGTCAGGTCGTTGAAGGCCATGCCCTTCAACGCCACCGACTCGCCCGTCAGCCTGGTCAGCGAGACGATGCCCAGCCGCTCGGCCAGCACGCTCATCACCACCTCGGCCTTGCGAGGATGCACGGCCAGAGGGACATTGATCAGCCGCTGCGCGAGGAACGGAAGTCGATTCATCCGCCTGATCCTATCTTGCCGCCAGCGTCCGGCGGCGACGCGGGCCCCTGGTAGACGGCCGGAAGCTCCAGCCCGCGATCCTTGAACCGCTGAATCTCGACCGCGCGCTGGTCGACGATCTCTTCCCAATCCTCGCCCTGCTCGCCGGCCTGATCCTCGAGCGTTGTCAGCCCGGTCTGCATTGCCAGCGAAGCAGCGCGGATTTCATCCAGCGGGTTGACCCAGCCGCGGCCAGGCCGCAGCCAGCGACAGGCCGAATAGGCGCCGCGCATTTCCTCGAACGGTGGAGCGCCGGCGGGAAGCGGCAGATCCTCGACGTCGAAGAATTCCTCCAGCGCAGCGATTCGCACCGGCATGGCGAACCCGGTGTCGAAATTCTTCGATCGACGGTCGAATGTCTTCAGCACCTCGTTGGTTGCGCCCCGGAAGCTGCTGTAGTTGGTCCGCGAGAAATCGCCGGAAAGCTGCTCATAGGTGATGCCCAGGCCGGACGCAACGTGCCGAAGGATGGCCACCTCGAACGGCTCGAAGTTGCCCGTCGGGTGATTCGCGGAGACCGAGCCGATGTCCTCGCCCGGGAACAGGTGCGTCATCTGCGCGCCGCCCAGCATGATCCGATTGCGATCGCTCCAGAATTCCTCGCGCATATCCTGATACTGGCCGAGGTTGACTTCCGATTCCTTGTCGCTGCCGAGTGCTTCCTCGACCATCTGCGGGTCAAACGGGCTCTTCACGTAGGCGGCAAAGATTGCATTGATGATCGCCGCGTCCAGCTCGACCGAGTCGTATTTCACCAGCATCTTGATGCGCTGCAGCACGGGCGCCAGCACGCCGGCGCCGCCGTGGTGCTGGCCTGCCCGGTCGTGGTCGTAATCGTGAACGATGATCGGCCGCCCCCACGCGGTCCGCCGCGGGAAGTAGTCCCAATGGACCGCCTTGGCCGCCGAGAACCAGTCGCCCTGATGCGCGCGCCGGATCCAGTAGCCCAGCGGAACGCCGTACTGGTCGACCTCCACGCCGCCGCGCATGGTCTGTTGGTCGAACCGAAGCTGCGGGTTGCTCAGCCGGTCCGGGTCGATGAGCTGCAGCGAGGTGGCATACCTGGCGCGGCCAGGCCCAACCAATTCCGGCCGCCACAGCATCGCCCCGAGCGCGTCGCCGTCCAGCAGCTTGTGGCGCATGGCCAGCCAGAACAACTGCGCCACGGAAAGCTGCTGCATGCCGTCGCAGTAGTGCTCCGGGTCGGTTGCCCACGTCCGCCAGCAGGCGTCAATGGCATGGCCAAACTCGTCCGCCCAGGTGGCATCGAACGCCGGGTTGCCGGAGAAGTAACTCAACGCCCGGTAGTCCGGCTTGCTGATCGGTCGGAAATTCGCGCCGATCGTGTTGTCGAGGATGCGCGAAATGCCGCCGCGCACCCAGCCGTCGTTGCGGTCCGCGTCGCGCGTGCGAGCGACGATGCGGTCCCGCTGGCCGAAGGAAAGCTCGCCATCCGGCGACCACAGGTAGGGACGCCACGCCTCCATCGCGCCGCCATAAATGTCGGCAGCATCGTATGGGATGTTCGACGAACCGCTGAGCGCGCGCGCGCCTGGCCGGCCCACAACGCCGCTCTGTCGCCTGCTCGGTGGCAGCGGCCGGCCATAGGCATCAAGGATCGCGACCATCATCGGTATCCAACAGTAATCGGTCGGCGCCCGTGCCGGACGATACCAAGCTGAGCCTGCAATTCCTTGATTGTGGCGACAATGTTTGGAAGGCTTGCGGCAGTATAGGTGACTGATTTCTGGCCGTCTCCCTGAGTGTAGTTCAACGTCACTGCCTTCGCTCCGGTAGACAGGTCAAGGTAGGCTTGCTGGGCGTTGGCAAGCGCCTGCTGCAACTGGACGGTGGACATTCCAGCGAAAATACTTGTGCTGCCGTTGAATCTCATCGCGCTTCCTTTCTACCGGCAGCCTTATGCCCCGGCAAGCCGGCCGGAGAAGCGGCTTTTCGTCTGGTCGCGGCCCTCGACCTTGATGCGCACGCCCCTAGGAACGGGCCGGCCCGGCTGCGCCTCGAATACCGGACCCTGTGCCTCTGTGCCATCCGCCGCCACAGGTCGCGGCTCGGCGGGCCGCACGGCTGGCACCGCAGGGCCAACATAGGTCGCGGTGACCGCCTCCGCTCGCTGGTTGAGCCGAAGTCCAAAATGCGTCAGCCCGCACAGCGCGGCATAGGCATAGACGCGCATGTCCAGCGCCTCGTTCGCCCGCCCCGGTCGAAGCTCCCACACGCGGAACCGCTGCCCACCGATCGACTTCGTGACCGACCGCTCCGCCACAAGCTGAGCGAACCAGTTGACGTCGCGGTCGGTCGAGAAGTGCATGTAGCCCGGGCCCGGTTTGTCCAGGTGCAGCCGAGACCGGACCGAGTCCTTCGCCGCGTTCACGCCGATGATGATCGGCCGGAAACTCGCCTTGTTGCGTGCCGACGGCCGCTTGACTGGCCACACCGGAGACCTGGCGCCGCCGCGCGCCGACTCGCCCTTGATCGCCCAGACGTGCCGCCCCAGCCTGGCCTTGGCGAACTTGTAGACCGCCTGCGTTGCATGCCCTCCGGAGTCGACGCAGGTTGCCGTGACATCAAACTCTCGGCCGTCGGCGCGGGTCCACTTCCTTTTCAGAAATTCGTCGACGGTCTCCCACAACATCGGCTCCTGCGTGTCGCCCTCGATGACCTCGTGAGCAAGCGACCAGCTTTCCTCGTCGGCGCCCCAGCCGACAACCTCGATCTCAACCCGATCGTCCTGCACGTCGATGCCCGCTGTCAGCACCGCGGCGCGCGGTGGCACCTCGCCTGGCCAGATTTCGCGGCGGGCAAGCAGGCTGGTCTCGCTCAGCGCCTTGTCGCCCCGGTCCTCGTACGGCTCGCCGCGCACCAAGTTGATGAAGGTTTGCCGCCGCAGCGGATCGGCCTTGACCTCCAGCCATTCGGCGACGAGCTTGCCCCACGACGCATTGACGTGCGGCGAATAGCCCGCCCAGATATGGAAGCCGGCATGGCCCTTGAACGGCTTGGTCGCGCGCCACTCGCCGCGGGCGATCATCTCCGGCTTATCGAATTCCTCGATGATGCAGCCATTCGAGGCGCACACGTAGAAAGCCGTCTCCGGCAAATGCCGCCCCTCGGCGTCGCGCCGCCATTTGATCCCATGCGGCAGATCCTTGCCGCCCCATTCCAAGACCTGCATCTCGCCGCAGTGTGGGCACGGCACGAAGTATTTCCGCTGGTCTGACTCGTCCCAGCTTTTCTCGATCCGCGAAATACCCTTGATCGTCGGCGTGCTGCCGAGCACTATTTTGCGGTTCCAGAAAGACACCGTGCGTTGCACGGCCAGTGCTACCTGGTCGCCTTCCGACCCGGCCCCGCCTGCTGGGAAGCCGTCCACCTCGTCCAGCAGCACGACCCGCGCCGTGATGCGCCGGAAGCCGCCAGGGCTGTTGGCGCCCACCAGCGCCAGGCTGGAGCCGTTCAGCATGGTCTTGCGCAGGATCGTAGAGGTGGCGACCTTGGCCTTCGGCTTGCCGGCGATCGCCGCCATGACGTCGATGTCGCGCAGCATCGGCACGATCTCGGTCTTCGAGAAGTCCTCGGCATCCTCGACCCGAGGCTGCACCACAAGCACGGCGCACGGATCGTGCTGGAGGAAGTAGCCGATCGCGTTGGTCATCACGACCGAGTAGCCGACTCGCGCCGCCTTCATCACGGTAATCGTCTCGACGGCCGGATCGGTGATCGCGTCCGCGATGCCGGCCTGGTAGCGCCACGGCCGGAAGCGGCCCGGCTCCGCCGACGTGGATGTCAGCAGCGCGTGTTGTTCGGACCACTCATTGAGCGACAGCACCCGTGGTGGCCGCAGGTTTTCGTCCCCGGCGGCCCGGAGGCTTTTCAGGACCCGCTCGGCCGCGTCCGCGTCCTGCCACGCCTGTTTTTTCGCCAAGGCCGCCACCGCTCAGTTCCTCCAGCGCCTCCACGACCATCTGCCTGACTTCCGTCTCGACTTCACGGATCGTCTTTGCCCGGAAAGCCGCCGGCGCGATCTTCGCTGGCAACGCCAGCATCCGGGTCCGCAGTCGCGAGCATTCCTCGCCGTAGACCCGCGCTACCGTGCCGATGTCCGCAAGCTGGTCTCTCCGCTGCGCCAGCACAATCTCTGAATTGGCGGCGTCGGCCTCGACCTTGCGGCGTCTGGCCTCGCCGAGCGGCGTCTGTGTCGCCCGCTTTTTCCAGTAGCCGATGATCCACTGTACCGCCGCTGCCAGCGGGTAGCCGTCGCGTCCGGACTTCGGCAGGCCCTCGGCCGTAAGCTGTCGCAGTCGCTGTTCGGTCAGGCCGACGATCTTCGCCATGACGGGAGCGGGAACGATTAGGGGAGCGCGGGCCGGAGGATCTTCCTGGGGCATTCCCTATCTCGCAATTTCTGCAAGAGGTTTCATGGTCAGGCGCGCAGTCCTTCCAGCACCAGTCCGATATAGAGTGGTCTACCGGACCCCAAGGCGTGGCTTTCGGCCCGCCATTGCTTGATGATCTGGACTTTCCATCTCCGACAGAATTCCGCAAGTGCCCGATCGACAACCGCCACGACGTCTCGATGCGTGCCGACGGTCTGGTACTCCATACCCGCCAAGTTGGCGAGCAGCTTCGGCATCGAACCGAAGGTCATTTTCATGCGGCTGCCCTCGGTCAGCACCAGCCCGACCCGTTCGCCGGGGGCCACCGGCCTCCGTTCGGCCAGAATCATGCACTGCTCCCATGGGCCGCCGTAGGAGTCGAAGTCGAACACGTTGAAGGTCTTCAGGTCCAGGCAGCGCATCAGACGCCTGTTGTCGCAAACGAAAGCCGTCCGCTTGTCGCGGAAAAACCTCAGATCGCATCCGGCGTAGCTCGTCGCCTTCGCCCAGACCGCCCGAAAGAGAATGCCAGATCCCGCAAACCCGTCGAATACATGGGCCTCTGAGAACTGCGCCAGCACCGCCCTCCGAATGGCTATCTTGTCGGCCTTTCCTCTTTCGCTATTGTCGGTCTTGCCGTGCACGGCCTCATGGGCTTTGATCGACGCGGCCATTCCTTTCTTGCGCATCAGTAGACCTCGGTCGTGCTTAGCTCCACCGTCACAAGCCCAAGATCGGCCATCGCATCCTTCAGGCGGTCGAGAGCCTTGGCTTGATCCTGAAGTGGACCTCGGATTGTAATCCAGAACTGATCTTGAACCGGAGAGGCATCGAACAGTTTGGTTTCTGTTATCGACCCGTCGCCATCTTCCTAGGTTAGGTACTTCAAGGCGTCGAATCCAAGCAGGTCAGGAGTTATCCCATCGTCCGACAATTCTTGCAGTTGAGTTTCCAGCAGCGCTTCGTCCCACATTGAATTCAGCGCCAGCTTGTTGTCGGCGATCCGATAGGCGTTGATCTGCTTCTGCGTCCATCCACGCGCGACCATCGTGGGGACGTCTTTCAAACCAAGGGACTGCGCAGCAAGCGCTCGCCCGTGCCCGGCGATCAGCACACCGTTCTCGTCCACCAGAAGCGGAATGGTGAAGCCGAACTCGCTGATGCTTCTGGCGATCTGCTTGACCTGCTCCGGGCTGTGCACCCTCGCGTTGCGAACCGAAGCCACCAGGCTCGCTACTGGCCATCGCTGGACGTCGTCAGCGGGCCAAGCCGGGGCGATCGGTTCAGCCTCGATGACGGGTTCGGCTCTCTTCGCCATCAGCAAACCTCCAGGCGTCGGTGCGGCTTCAGCGTCAGCCGCCGCTGTGTTGTGGCGCGCGATCGCGCCAGCTTCGGTCGGCGCCGCAAAAACCTTCCCCCGCGCGCACGCATGCGACTTCCCTGGCCGCCGGGGGAGTACCAAGACTGCGGCCCTCGCGCGCTCGCTTGTCAATCCACAATCCGCACCGCTCCCGTCGCATCGGACGATGCATCCGTCTCATGGGGCGGAACGCAAACGAGAATTTCAGGATGTCATCTATCGAATGGGCACGCGCGCGCAAACCC